TTACGCGGCCTTGGCGCCATGTCGATCCCTCGCGATGCGCCCGGCAAGCGTGCCTGGCTCGATGTACTGTGCGTCTGGCTCAACATAATAGCTGCGCCCGTGCTTCACCGGTGCTGGGAAAATCTTCGCCTCCCGCGCCCATCGCCGTAGCGTGTTGAGCGTCGGTGCCGGATCGAAGTTCGCTTCCGCCCATTTCTCAAGGCTTAGTTTCATCTCTCACCCCTCCAATTCCCGGCAGCCGCAGTAACTGCAGCGCTTGCCGAGGACGTTCTTCACGCATACGTTCGTGCGCTCGCCTTCTTCCTCTATCCAGACTTCCATGCGGATTCGCTGCATGTCGGACTTGGCGAGGATTTCAAACTGGCGCTTCTGCTCCTGCTCCGGCAGGCGCTTGAATGATTGCCATAGGCTCATGCTCACCCCCTCACCGTTACGCCGGCTGCTATCGCCTTGTCTGTGTGCTGCATGTCTATCTCCTGCTGCGTGTGGGGTTAGGCGTCATTCATGGAGCCGGTAATCTTCAGCAGCCAGCCGCCGAACGCCGTCTTGTTGTCCCAGCCTATGTGGCCTTTGGCGACGTACCGATAGGGCGACAACAGCAGCGTGAGCGGTACCGCCCAAAGCATGTTGAGCCGCTGAACGACTGTCCGGTCGTCGCTGCGCCATTCGCGGATAACAAAATCTGCCTCGCCGTGGTGGTCGGGATATTCGCCAAACAAGTAGTCCAGCACCCGCTTCCCGCTGGCGTCCTTGCCGACCGCTTTCTCAATCTGGAAGCGATGGACGTGCTTTGTGTCTCGAATCAGGACCATACGAACTCCTCCCCGCCGACTCTCGCCGGCAGGCTGTGTGTTTGGGTGGGTTAGGGGGTGATGGTGGTTGCGGCCGGGTTTTGCTTCTGCATCGCATCCGTGAATGCTTGCCTGCGCAGCTCGTCAAGATGATCCAGTAGCACGTCGAGGTCATCGAAGTTCTGCCGCGCCCTAGATCGCTGCAGCGTGAACCCGTGGCGCGCCATGAACCAGAGGAACACGTCGATGGTGTAGCAGTGCGCTTGCCGCCAGTTGACCTCCTTGGCCGGGTGATCGTCTTCCAGCTCGATGTAGTCGGCTATCCCCTTGAAAAGCTGCTTGCAATTGTGGAAGTCCCGCATGAACTCCGGCAGATGCTTCTGATCGTCTCGCCATTGTTTGAGCTTGCTGTCCATTCACGCCTCCTTCGCAGCCATGGCGGCGTCTACCGCTGCATCCACGCCGTCGCCGCCTTCGCTGTAAATAACTCCGGCAATGCGATATGCGGAGCCTGGCAATCGCCCACGAAGCCACCGATACCGCTCTGCGTCCCTTGCCATGCGCCGGATCTGCTCAGGCACCGATACGTCTCCGCCGTCTGGCGGGTCCATGTACTGCGTGCCAGGAAGCGCGGCGGCGATATCGTTGATAACGTCCAAGCTGTTCGAATACCACTCGGTCAGCGTGTCGACTTGGCGCAGGCGCGCATCCCGCTCATCGCGGAGCTGGTCGCGCTCGGCCTGAACCTCCTTGCGCCGCTCGTATTCTCGCGCCCAGTCCATGCACTCGCTGTTTGTCGCTCGGTGCGCACGCTCCAGATCAACAAGCAGCCTATCCCGCTCGGCGGTCACGGCGGACAGGGCGGCGAGGTGGTGACGCTCTCTCTCCAGGAAGATGCTGTATGCCTCTTGGCTGACCTTCACGGAACGATCATCGAACCCGAAGACCACCCCTTCAGCCTCTGCGGGCTTGTCGAGGATGGCCTCCAGTTCTTTGAGTAGCGATGCTGCATACGCATCCTTGGCAGCGTCGCAGCAGTTTTCCAGCAGCTCCCTATCAACCAATACCTTGCTCATCTCACGGCCTCCAGCGCCTTAGCCGGGTAAATCTGCACGCTGCCGGCGTGGGCCTCGCTCTCTACGGCGTAGCCTTCCGGGGTCAGCGGGGTGGAGTAGGTTCCGCAGACGTGGCCGACCCACTCGCTGCCACTGGTCTTCTTCACGAGGTCGCCCATGCGGAACTTGCCTTGCGGGGCGGTCTGCGCGATGGGGCGGCAAGTGCATGGCGCAGCGCTTTCTCGTGCGGCGCGAACCGATCCATGATTTTCTGGTCGGCCTCGCTCCACGCCTGCAGTGGTGAACCGCAGCATTCGAGGTGAGCCTGCCCACAGCATTCCGGGTAGGCGTTTAGATAAGCGTCTTCGAGGGTCGCCTGTATCTCGGATAGCGCGCCCTGCGCTGCTTCCACCAATGCCGCCTGCCCATCCCTGAACCCCTGCGCTGCGGCTGTGACCATGTCGACGGCGGTGTAGGTGTCGGTGGGCTCAGGCTGCTGGGATAGGGCGGCAACAGCCATTGCCTTCGCAGCAGACAGGCGATAATCGTTTTCAGTGCTGCAATGGTACATGGGGAGGTTAGCGATGCGGCTCAGCACCTCGCGCAGCCTGTCGTTCTCAGCCTTCGCAGCCCCCAGTTCAGCGCCGATGCGCCCGGCTACCTTCAGTGTGTCGTTCATACCTTGCTCCAGATATCGTGATTGCAGAGTTCCGCCTCGGGTGCCCATCGGAAGCCGCTCAGCGCCTGCATCAGGAACGCGGCACCGTTCGATCCGGCAATGTAGTGGCGGGTGTTGGTCGGCTTGTGCAGCCAGATTTGGGTCTTGGGTCGCATGGGGCCTCCGGTGGGCGGCAGCGGAAGCAGGCGCATTGGCCGATCCGCTTGCCGTCCGTGCGGCAGAATATTGGTGCGTTCACAGCGGTAGCGACTCCTGCACCGCAAGGCATTCGGCCTCGCCGTGGGGAAGGGCCAGCCGGTTCACTCGCCCGCGCCACTCGTCCATCGACTCCTGTGTCAGGGTGGCGGCCGGCTTGTGGCATTCGGGCTGGAGAGGGCAGGCATTGCAGCTGCTGCGGGACTTGAAGTTGTAGTGCTGGGCGCAGATGGCCTTGGCGGTGTCGGATAGCTCGGTCACGGAGCAATCCTCCGTAGCGGCTCACGCGGCGCAATGCGCGGCTCGACGTCAATGAAGCCAGAGCCTCGGAAGTCGCCATCGGTAGCGCGGGCCATGTCCACCTCAAGGCGCGCTGTGGCGTTCACTTCGGCAGCGACCTGGGCTACGGCCTTCGCTTGTTCAATCGAGTAGGTGCCGGCTAGCACGCCCTCCATCGTCTTGCCGAGGATGGCGCGCAGATCACTGAGGTTGTTCATTGTGCTGCTCCAGTTTGTTTAGCTTCCGCTTGAACCAGCCGAGCGTTATGGCTGCCTGGCGATACTCGGGCGGATAGCGGTCGATTGAGTTGCGGCGCATGTTCTCTGCGCGGGTGACCAGTTCTAGGTTGTCGATGGCGATGTTGGAGGAGTTCCTGTCCTTGAAGACGAGGAAATGCCCTGCCGGCACGGGGCCGTTATGCTCTTCCCACAACATCACGTGGACCGGGCGCCAATCAGTTCGCTTGTTGCCGGTGTCCGCCACCTTGCGGTAGAGGATGCCGCCCTTGTCGGTGCGCTCCGCTCCGATGGGGCGCCAGGTGTTCGATGGGCGATGGCCTAGCTTGAACTGCGTGTCCTTGGCGCGGCCTCCTGCCTGCCATCCTTTGCGGCCTGCATTCCATGTCTGGTGGCCAGGCTTGAATCTTCCGCAGCCGGTGATTTCCTTGAACTCATCAGGGCGGGTCAGTCCGAGTTTCGACACGCGATTGTGAATCGAGCCAGTGCCGCGCCCCATCAGGGCTGCTATCTCGGTGATGGGCTTGGTCGCATACAGCTCTGCCAGTGTTGCGTCCTCTGCCGGCGTCCAGTGCCGGTATTCCGTGCGGCGCCTGCCGGTCAGTGGGCTTGCGCAAGTCATCTCTCCTCCTAGGCGACGTGCCGCCAGCTGCGGTAGTCGCGTACCTTGTCGATGGTTCGCTGGTGGACGCCGAGCTGTTCTGCCCACTGGCGCGAAGTGAGGCCGCGGCGGTTGATGCGTATTGCTCGCACAAGGTCTGCGTTCAGCCTGGCGTGCGGTAAGCGCTCGCCACGCGGCGCGAACTCATGAGCGCGGCTTAGGTATTCGTCTCGTGTCATGCTGCCTTCCTGCGAGCCTGCGCCCGCGCTACAGCCTTCGCGTAAAGGCACGGCCGGCAGTAGCACTGCCAGACGCCAGTCGTCTTGATGAACTGGAAGTGTTCATCGTCCAGCGGCTTCCACTCATCGCAGCCGCCGCAGAGCTTTTCGCTGATGCCGTTGATCTCGCGCCGGACAAGCCGGCCTTTCAGGGTCCGCGTTGATCCGGCGCGCAGAGCCTCGCCCTGCGCTATGGCATGGTTGTCTATGAGCATGGGTGTGTACCGGGGAGGAGGGCGCGCTGGGCGCCCGGGGTGGATCAGATCAGCAGCGAGCGGGCGCCGCGGTAGGGGTCGGCAAAGGGAATGTCATCGAGGAATTCATCCTCAGGAGGGGAAGACTGGCTCGACTGCTGCCGCGAGGCCGGCTGCCTAGGCGCCTGGTCCTGCGATGCTTCTTCGCGCTTCCCGCCGACCAGATCAATCGTGTTCACGCGGCAGGTCAGGTACGTTTTGCCTTCATGCTCGCGGGTGCCTAGCTCGCCGCTGACCGCAACCTGCTGGCCTTTCACCAGGAACTCGCTGAGCCGCGACTCGGCTTGCTTGCCCCAAAGGGTGCAGTCGATCCAGATCGTTTGGGCCTTGTCGCCCCAACCGGACTTAACGCCGACCCCGAAGCTCACCATGGCCGTCTGGCCTGTTCCTACGCGGCAGTCCTTGCCGAGATTTCCGGTAAAAGAAAAAACGTTCATATCTACCTCGGGATGCTGTCTAGGGTTTGTTGAACAAGGGTCAGGAACTCCGCGCGTCGCGCCCGAAGTCGTTCGATCTCGTCGGTGAAGTCGCGCCGGTGCAGCCGATAGACGATCAGCTGTGACGCTTCGGGGAACTCTGAGCAGTAGCTTGCGAAGTCGACCCAGGCGCGATCGGTGCAGTCCAGATGGCCGATTAGCTGCCAGCGGTAGGCTGGGTCAAATGACCCGCGCCGAAGTGTCGCGTAGTGCGTTGCTGCGGTTACGGACTTGATCTCCAGCACGCCGTCTTCGCCTACGAGCCCGTCGGGTGAATCTCCGTACGTCTCGTGATCGAAGAACCCGCCGTTACCGACTTCGACGAAGAACTCGTCTTCGTAGAGCATCCGCGCGATTGGTTCCTGCTCGTGGCCGCGCTCCGTGTGCTCGTTGGAAAAGCTGAACTCGGCCTTCCTGCCGTTGGCTATCTCCAGGGCGATCTGCAGCGCGTACTTCTTCGCTGGATCGCCGAACGCCTTGCCTTCGTTCGCCATGAAGCATCCGAAGTTGGATGCCGTGGCCTTGCCAGTCCTTAGCGCCTGCCAAACCTCCGTGTTCTGCTCGATGTCATGCCATCTCACCTTGGCACTCCTCGACCAGCATTGCCTGGTGCTCGTCCGACATCTCAGCCTTGGCAAGGACGGCATTCAGGTTCCCGTCGCGGCGGTATGCTGCCTTGGCGTTCTCCCATGCTTTGGTCCCTGGCTCGATGCGCCGACCGACCGGGGCGTGAGGGCTGATTCTTAGCCCTTCCATCACCTCTTTGCCGAAGCGGACGTTGTGGTCGACGTAGATCGTGACGCGCACGTTCTGCCAGTCCTCAATGAACGCCGAGCCAGTCAGCTGCTTGAGCGTCTTGCTGTTCGTGGCGTTGAGGATCATCGGTTTCAGCGGCTCGCCCGGGCGGATCTCGCGCTCGACGAAGTAGGCAGTGTTGAAAACGTCCTTCGTCTTCTTGGTGCGGTCGGTGTCCAGCCGCACATGCTTGATGGTCAGCACGATCGGCTCAACCAGATCGGCGCTGCTCAGGTAAGGCGAATCGAACGCCTTGCGGTAATGGGTCTTTGTCTCAGACACAGGGGCTCCTTGGCCGCGTATCGCGCAGCCTGTCAGTAGGTTGTGTTATCCGAAGAAGTGAAAGATCGCCGCCTCACCAATGAGGCCGAAAGCGAGCGTTGCGGAAAGGACGCCGAACCCGGTAAGGGTCCACCACGCCGCTGCGAAGCTGTGGCCTGATGGGGTGTCGTCGTGCGGGCCGGTGTCGTAGGGGAGGGGGAGGGTTCTCATAGCGGCGCCCCGTTGGTGATCCGATCTGCAAGGCCGTGAGCGAGAGCCCAGCCGGTGAGTAGTGCAAGGGTCACTGCGAAGCCCCGCCACCATGCGTAGCGCAGGGATCGTTGTCTTTGGCTAGCCATCACACACCCCCCAATAGCGCCACGTAGGCGAGAGTTCCGATAAGCGATCCGGCTACGGTGATGCCTAGGGCGCCGGCCAGCTCCTTGAGGACGTAGGCGTTCATGGCTGGGCTCCTTGCAGGGCGGCGTCAATAACGTCATCAATCAGATCGCCATCTGAACAAGCCAGGTGTTCAATGGCTTGCGGGCTTTGGTCTATGAACTCGCGCAGCCACCGATACCTCTCGGCGTCCTTTGCCATGCGCCGCACCTGCTCAGGCACCGACACGTCTCCGCCGTCTGGCGGGTCCATGTACTGCGTGCCAGGAAGCGCGGCGGCGATATCGTTGATAACGTCCAAGCTGTTCGAATACCACTCGGCAAGCGTGTCAATCTGCAGCAGCCTCGCATCCCGCTCAGCGAGAAGGGCGCGATTCCGCGCGACCTGATCGTCCAGAAGGGCCTGCAGTTGCATCCGCTGGTCGGCCTCCTTTGCCAGTCGCGCCTTGAGCTTGTCGATGTAGCGATTCGTGCTCATGCCGCCCTCCTGAATCCATAGATTCGATCAACTTTCTTGCCCCAGGCCTTCTGGACGATGCCGTGGAGCCTGCAAAACATCGCCGCACTGATCTGGCCCGTCTCGCGTATCCCCAGCAGGTAGCCGTACAGGACGTTGGCGTGGTAGTCGGCAAAGGCCTGCGAGCTGGCTTGCCGCATCAGCCGGAAGTGCTGCTTTATGGTTTCCTCAGGCTTCATGCTGCCTCCCGCTTAATCTCTTCGGCGTGTTCGCGGCGCCGGTTGGCCTCGTGTTCGAGGAATGCGTCGATCCGGTCATCGCAGTAGTCGATGAAGGCGGAGACGGTTGCTTCGTCGTGTTCGTCGAGCTGATCCTTGATCGCTTCTTCGAGCGAGCAGGACTCATCCGGGCACGGGTATTCCCGAACCCCAGGTTCGTGTCTGTACATGGTGGATACCTCGGTTGCCCGGATGGGCGGGGGAAGTGGTGATGCAGTGCATCGGGGAGCCAGCTGGCTACTGAGGGCGGGGAGTTTGCCGCTCCTTGTTCCGCTTCCGCTTCACTGGCAGCCGAGGGTGACCTGCCGTTCAGCTGGCTCTCCGATGCAGGCTCGTTACGTGAGCCATTCGGCCGTCTCAACGGGGTGTAGTGGAGTCCCGCCAACGGCTGCCGGTGTTTTTCAGCAATCGAGGCACTGGCCGGCTGATCCTCGTCGCAGGTATCCCGAAGGGCCGCTGCGCTCGGCGGCTTGTTCATGGCGCTACCAGCACCGCGCGCCGTACGGTTATCGCAGACCTGGGGGTCTGGCCTGGCTGGTTCAGGCGGTGTTCAGCCTTTCCAATTCCTTCTCCACCAATCCCACATGTACAGCGCTGCGAGGATGGCGCAGAGGACCAGGACTTCGGGGCCGGTTAGCATGGCCTGTCCTCCTATGTGCTGATGGGTTCCAGTGGGGCGGTTAGCGAAGGTGCATTCCGAGCATTCCGCGATCCATGATTGGCAGTTCGCCAGAGCTATTCATGATCCGCCGCAGCTCGTTCACGCCGCCCGCTATGCCGGTAACCGCTGCTACCGTCTGGAGCTGGCCTTTCTTGTCCGCATTGCGCAGCGCGGCACGTATCTGGTCATCGATCTTCGGGTCGGTGATGTTCATCACTCTCTCCATTCTGTTAATCCCCGCTGCAGCCTGTCGCCAAGCTGCGGGGGTGGGGTGTTGTGTCTTTGGCAGCGTATTCCCAGGCGTTGTGTGCCAAGGTGCTGATTCGCATGTATTCGCTCTGGGTGATGACGCCGACCACTGCCAGCGCACTGATGAAGCCAAGGCATCGTGGGCCTAGCACATCAACACCATCGCGGTCGTCGCAGTTGCGCAAGTCGGTGAGCTGCCGGCCGATCTGGAGCCTGGCAAAGTCCACATCGTGATCGCTGATTTCCATCTCGATTACCTCCTGTTAAGCCGCCAACTGCGCCTCATCCAGTCGCTGAGCGGCGTATAGGCGTTCGGTTGTCTTCCCAATGCCGACTCATCGAATCGGCATCAGTGAATGTTCCGTTTGAACTACCAAGGATTCCTTGACAGTTCGTTCTCCGTTGCGCGCTATGCCGAGTCGTCTCAGGCCCTGGTCAGCTACTGGCGTATTCCAGGGAGGCGGTTGCGCAACTTCGCGTGGCTGCATGTGGAGCCACGGCCAGTTCCAGAGCTGGCATGGGGCGGGGAATTTGTTGATCGCGCTGTATGCCGAAGCAGACCCCGCCGCGATGTTCCCAAGTTGTGTAAAGAGCGTTCCGGGATCACCCGAGGCCTCTTGAGGCCCTGAAGCGTGTCTCGCTTCGATGGGTGAAATATTACCGGGGGAATTTAATATCTGCAATACCTGCGGTAATAATTTTTCACGCGGACGCGGAGACGCCTGCCGGACTGCTCGGCAGGAATGGTTTTTACTGGGCAAAAAAAACCCCGCTATGCGCGGGGCTCGGATCTACTGGTCGGCCTTACAGATCGCCGTCGTAGCTGTGTGCCACGTACTGCCCAATGACAGATACATGCTCCAACTGCTCAGGGTTAAGGCTCTCTTCTGGATACTTAGTGGCATTGTCCGACCGGATGATCAGCCCGCCATCGAATCGTCTATAAAGGCGCTTGATGCGCAGTTGGTCCCCGTATCGAATCCCGTAGACCTTGCCGTCTATGACTTCGGTTGCGTCTAGGTTTAGCGTGACCTTCGACCCGTCAGGAAGGGTCGGCCACATAGAGTCTCCGACCAGGATGAAGTCGTAGAGCTTGCGCGGGTTCAGGCGCTTGCGGCGCACCCATTCCATCCGGTACGCATTCCCCTGGTCGCGATGTACTTCTTCTAACACCATCTCCCCCGTCCCGGCGCTAAACCGGACTTCCACCCGAGGGACAATGATGAACTGCTCGTTCGGCAAATCCTCGGGCGCTTCCCAGGCTACAACGTTCGACACCGGGAACGGCTCACCAGCCGCATCTTGCTGACCTGCGCTCTCGTCAACATCAGTAGCCCCTTCCGTGAGCCTCGCAATTTCCGAAGCAAGGCGGGGGCTGAATGATTCCACAGGTATCCCGTAGATACGGGAGACCCCGGCAGCGAACGCCACGTTCAAAGCTAATCGGCCGTTGAGGTAATTGCTGAAGGCGCCTTGGCTGATATCCAGACGAGCGGCGGCCTGCTCCTGGGTGATCCGTTCGGGGCGGGGTTTTCCTGCGTTATAGGTATCAATAGCAGCTTTCACAGCTGCGCATTCAGCCAGCTCCCAAAGCTCTAGTTCGCGTTTCTTGCTGGCGTCTTTCATGGGCGCCACTTTATTCCCGGCGTGCATATTTTACCAATACCGCGGGTATTGACGCGGACATTTCCGCGGGTAATAATTATGGCTAATTCCCACAAGGATTTGGCTTCCATGCAAAGCATCCCTCTCTCGCAATTTGCCGACGAGCTTGGCCAGGCCAAGGCGGCAGAAGCGCTTGGCGTTACCCAGGGCTCCCTCAGCAAAGCGCTGAGAGTTGGTCGTCACGTGTTCGTTATTCGTCATGAATCGGGCACCTGCGAAGCAATGGAGCTCCGCGCATTTCCCACACAGGGCCGGGCTAAGCAAGCCACGCCGATCGAAAAATGGCTAGAGGCACTTTGCCCAGTTTCTCACGAAGCAGCCTGAAAGATTTCAACAGCGATAAGGAGAGTCACTACATGTACGCAAATTCAGAAGACAAGCGAAGCATTCCTCGCAAGGTCCGGTTCAGCCCGGCTATCGACCGGATCCTCCAGAAAGCATCTCACCGCGCCGGGATGCAGCACGCCACGTTCCTCTATGAACTCATCGAGTTTGGTATCGAGAACGGAGCCCTCGACGAGTTGATTCGCGAACACCAGCGGAAGACTACAGCGGCCTGAAGGCCCTCAGGAGGGTCAAGTGCATGAAACTGCCAACACGGGCCGAAGCCCGGAAGAAATAGACAAGATTCTCAATGACTTGGCCGCACAACTTGGGAGAACGCTGGACGAGGTGTGCGAGGAGGTAGTCGGCTCAAGTATCGCGATGGGCGGGCTGACCGTAGTAAGTCGGCCCAAAGCCCCGGTGCTGAGGCTGGTAGGGGCAACGAGGGGCGTTTGAGGCCCTCGAAAGCGCCTTCGTTCTAGGGCGTCGGCGAGAAAGAATCAGGCAAAGAAAAAGCCACCGGGCAAGGGTGGCTTCATCAACAACTGAACGAGGCGAATTATGACCCAGCACGACTTCCAGCGCAACTTCCAGAGGCCCTCTAACGGGTCTCTGATCCTCGGCCCGTGGCCCACCTACACCGCTTTCCGTCACCTCTCCGAGCGCGAGCGCTGGGTCCTCTACGGATCGGCCAAAGCCTACCGCGCTGCCCTTGAGGATCAGGGCTTCCAGATGGCCGAGAGCTACGACGAGTTCATCAAGCGCGTCACCGACGAGCTGGAGATTTAATCATGGCCGGAGAATGGATCAAGATGCGATCAGACCTGAGCGATGACCCGGCGGTTTTCCGCATTGCAGGCCAGCTCAAGCTGGATAAGTTCTCCGTCATCGGTCGCCTGCATGCCTTCTGGGCGTGGGCTGACAAGCACGCTGTAGGCGGTGTTGTAGACGGTGCAACGACGCTATTCATTGACGACATCGTTCGCTGCGATGGCTTTGCTGATGCGTTGGCTGCCGTTGGCTGGCTGAGCGTCGGCGAAGACAGTATCGAAATCCCTAGCCACGACCGGCACAACGGCAATTCCGCGAAGGAAAGGGCGATGAAAAACGCCCGCCAAGCCCGCTGGAGACAAGGGAAAGGCGCAGATGTAGACGGTGAAGCGTCTACACGACCGTCTACCGATGCGTCGACCAGAGAAGAGAAGAGAAGAGAAGAGAAGAAAGAGCAAAAAGCTCTTGTGCCATCTGGCGATGACACGAGCGCCTACTCGGCTGAGTTCGAATCGTTCTGGGCTGAGTACCCGAAGCGTGAAGGCGGCAATTCCAAGAAGGGCGCCTACAAGGCCTGGAATGCTCGCCTCCGTTCTGGCGTGAAGGCAGAAGACATGATCCTGTCGGCCAAGCGTTACGCCGACCAGATGCAGGCCAAGGGCAACGTCGGCACGTCGTTCGTGAAGCAGGCCGCCACGTTCCTCGGGCCGGATGAGCATTGGCGCGAGGCGCTGGCCTCGAACATCCACCCGCTGCGCACCACTGCCTCCGGCGGCGTCGTGAAGGGCGATTCCCGCACCTGCCCGCCGCTGACCCGCAAGGGCGACTTCGAGTACTGGAACGCCATCGAGAATCGCTGGGAAGTCCGCAACTCCGAGACGCATGATCCGGCCACCGGCTACGCATGGTCCTACCTGAAGTCCAGGGGGCAGGCATGACTCCCTCCGAGATTGCCAGCCGCCTGGCTGATCGCGTCAACGACGTGTGTCACTACCTGCTGCCGGCCGGTAAGCGTGAAGGCTCCGAGTGGCGCGTGGGTAGCACCAATGGCGAGAAGGGGCAGAGCCTCGGCGTTCACCTGAAGGGCGACAAGGCCGGCGTCTGGTGCGATTTCTCGACCGGCGAGACGGGCGACCTGCTGGACCTGTGGCGCGCCACTCGCGGTTGCGACATGCGTACCGCGCTGAGCGAGGCCAAGAGCTACCTGGGTGTTCACGAGCCGAAGCTTGAATCGCCCAAGGTCAAGGAATTTGCCCGCCCGGATCGGCCGAAGTGTGCCACGCCGAAAGCCGATAGCCCGGTCATGGCCTATCTGAAGGGCCGCGGCCTGAAGGCTGAAACCATCGCCAAGTTCAAGATCGCTGAGCAGGGCCGGCTGATCGTCTTCCCGTACCTGCGGGACGGCGGCCTGGTTCACTGGAAGACCATCGGCATTGACCGCGACGAGAACGGCAAGAAGACCGGCATTCGCACCTCGCCTGGCACTGAGCCGTGCCTGTTCGGCTGGCAGGCAGTCCCGGCCGATGCCCGCGAAGTCACCATCGTGGAAGGCGAGATCGACGCCATGACCGCCTGGCAGTACGGCAAGCCGGCATTGTCGGTCCCGTTCGGCGGCGGCAGCGGCAACAAGCAGGCCTGGATCGAGCACGAGTATTCCAATCTCGAGCGCTTCGACACGATCTACCTGTGCCTTGACGCTGACGAGGAAGGCGAGAAGGCGACCGAAGAGATCATCAAGCGCCTCGGGCGTGAGCGCTGCCGCCTGGTCAGCCTGGGCTGCAAGGACTTCAATTACGCGCTCGACACGCTGATGTTGACCGAAGACGACATCGACGAGTGCTACGCCAAGGCGAAGAACCTTGACCCGGACAAGCTGGCCGGCGTGCTGGACTTTGCCGATGAGGTTTGTGCCGAGTTCTTCGAGCGCAACCCGACCGTCAGCGGCATGGAAGTGCCGTGGGAGAAGGCCCGCGACGTGATCCGCTTCCGCTCCTCCGAGCTGAGCGTCTGGACCGGCTGGTCTGGCCACGGCAAGTCGCAGCTCCTGAACTATCTGGCGTACCACGGTATGCGCAAGGGCGAGAAGTTCTGTATCGCCTCCATGGAGATGCCGGCTCGCCGCACCCTTCAGCGCATGGTTCGCCAGGCGTCCGGCCTGTGCTACCCGACCCGGGGCTACATCAACGCAATCCTCGAATCACTGGCCGGCAAGCTCTGGATTTACAACCAGGTCGGCTCGGCCAAGACGAGCGAGATGCTTGAAACCTTCCGCTACGCAGCCCGCCGCTATGGCGTGACGCATTTCATCGTGGACAGCCTGGCCAAGCTCGGCATGGCTGAGGACGACTACAACGGCCAGAAGCAGGCCATGGAAGCCCTGGTCGGGTTCGCTCACGAGATGGGCGTGCATGTGCATCTGGTCGCCCACCCGCGCAAGGCGGAAGACGAGTCGAAGGCGCCCGGAAAGCTCGACGTTCGCGGCGGCGCCATCCTCACCGACCTGGCAGACAACGTGATTACGGTCTGGCGGAACAAGAAGAAGGAAGAGGCCATGAAGCAGGGCGGGGAAGACGCCGCTGTCTTCGAGAGCCAATCCGACGTGCACATGATCATCAGCAAGCAGCGGCTTACCGGCGAGGAAGGAAAGATCCCGCTCTGGTTTGACCAAGGCTCCGCCCAATACCTCGAACGCGCCGAAAGCAAGCCGCGCCAGTGGGTGAACTACTCCGGCCAAGTTGAGCAGCGCCCTGACCTGAAGGAAACCGCATAAATGCCAGTCATCAATGAAATGGCGGAAGCCCTGGAGCAAGTCCGCACAGCTCCCGATGTAACAGATCGCGCTACTGGCCTAGAGGAAGCAGATCGTATAGGTGGCGTGGCGCTGGTACAGGCCAGGCTGCAGGGGCAGGGCTCTGAGTTCTGCATCGACTGCGATGAGGCTATCCCCGCCAAGCGTCGCGCTGCAGCTCCGTGGGCAGAGCGCTGCATCTCCTGCCAGGACGACCACGACAAGCGGGAGGCGCGGCGCCATGGATGAGCAGATCGAACGCCCGCTGACCTTCATCCGCGACCGCGCACAGGACCACGCTGAGGCCAAGGCCAACCGTGTGTACCTGGAGCAGTTCCGCAAGAGCAAGAAAGCCATCCTCATGCAGGAGGCCGAGCGGGAAGGAATCAAGACCATCGCTGAGCGTGAGGCATTCGCCTACGCGCACCCGGATTACCTGGGGTTGCTGGACGGCCTCAAGGTGGCCGTAGAGCGCGAGGAGTACCTGAAGACACAGATCGGTGTGGCTCAGCTGCGAATCGAGCTGTATCGCACGGAGCAGGCCAACCAACGGGCAGAGCGGAAGGGGTACGGCGCATGAGCCGAATAGTCAGCAAAAAACTGCGTGATTCGGCTCGCGGCCAGTCTTGCACGCTGCGCCTACCGGGCTGCGGCCACGATGACGGCACGGTGGTTCTGGCTCACCTGCCAGTCGGTATGCGCGGAGTCGGGATCAAGACTCCTGACCTGTTCGCTATCCATGCGTGCGATGCCTGTCATGCGCGCCTCGATGGCCGGATCAAGGCCGATATCGACTTCCGCGACGTGCTGCGCGCTCTCGCTGAGACGCAGATGCGCTGGTACGAGGCCGGGCTGATCAGCGTGCGGGGTGCGGCATGACCGACACCCCTACCGGCCGCGCCTGCCCTGACTGCGGATCTCCCATGACTGACCTGCGGAGCCTAAACGCTCGCAAATGCACCAATGGCCGCTGCCAGCTGATTGCCGACTGGCACCTGGCACCCGGCCAGCTCCCTCTGATCGCAAACAACAGACAAGACAGGAAGCCGCAATGACTGACGCAAACAAACTCGCACAAACCCTGGCCGAGCGCGGCAGCCGTTACGGCGACTTCACCGACCACGCCCGGATCTGCCAGAACCTGAAACGCACCATGTGCGCCGAAGCCGGCTGGGATCGCCTGACCGACGTGCAGAAGCAATCGCTCGAGGTAATCGCAGACAAGGTGGGGCGCATCCTCTCAGGCGACCCGAACTACGCCGACAACTGGCACGACATCCAGGGCTACGCGAAGTTGGCCGAGGACCGCCTGCCGCCAGAGTTCGGCCAGCAGAACACCATCGACTGCCGCTCGGATGCCGAGAAGGCGGAAACGCAGAGCGTGCACGGAGGCTTTGAGAAGGTAGAGATCGCCCCTGAAGTTCTTGATGAGCTTACCCGTAACTTCGCTGTGAATAGGTTTCGGCCATGAGGCTTTCTCGGATCGATCTACAGGCGAGGCTAGGCGATGACGGCGAGCACTACGAGGGCGTTGGCCGTGAATGGCTCATCGAATCTGGCCTTATTGCCAGCAGCGGAGCGGATGAAGATCGAAGCGCAGAAGCACGGCTATCTAATCCTGCACAAGCTCAAGGGCATGACCGGGCCAGCGCGGCAGGCGAGGGGGCGCGAGCTGATGGATCGTGTGCCAGAAACTGTGCGGCCTGCGGTTGCCGAGTGGATGAAGGCGAGGGCAGGTAAATGATCATCGGAATCGACCCTGGCTGCACTGGCGCCATCGTAGTGATGACCGAGAGCCGCAACTACGTGGCTCACCTCAACATGCCGACCATCAAGGTAGGCACGAAAAGCCGAGTGAACGGCGCCGCGGTGGCTGCCTTCCTGCGCGAGACCATCGGCGAGTTCACCGCTCACGCATACCTCGAACAGGTAGGCGCCATGCCGGGCCAGGGCGTTTCTTCAATGTTCACCTTTGGCCATGCCGCTGGCGTGGTCGAGGGCATCCTGCAAGGAGCGTGCATCCCGTACACATTGGTCACCCCGCAATCATGGAAGAAAAGAGCGGGCCTCATTGGGGCCGACAAGGATGCGGCACGCTCCCGCGCAATCCAGCTCTACCCGGACCTCCGCATTCTCGACCTGAAAGGGAAGGGGCAAGCGGTGGCCGACGCCATTTTGATCGCCCGGTTTGGGGCAAAAGGGGAGGCAGCCTAATGGCCGCACGCAAAGCGACAGACGAAGAAATCAGGGCCGCACTGGCTGGCCGCACTGTGGCAGAGGCTGCGCAGATCCTTGGGCTGCACGAGCGCAACGTCTACACCCACAAGGCGCGCCTGGCTCGTCAGGGATGGAGCCCGGAGCACGACATGACCAAGACAGTGCCCGATGGCTTCCGCCTCAAGGGCACGTCGACCCTGTACGACGAAGACGGCAAGGCCAAGCTTCAATGGGTCAAGACGAGTATTGATCACGAGCGGCAAGCGGAGATCATGCGCGAGGCCATCAAGGGTATGGCTGACGAGATCCCCAAGGCTGCGCCCGTGCCGTTCTTAGGTGGGCCGCTGGATGCCGACCTGCTCAATTGCTACGTCATCACGGACTTTCACCTGGGTGCTCTGAGCTGGAAGCCCGAGACCGGCGCGGACTGGAACATGGAGATCGCCGAGCGGACCCTGGTCGGGTGGTTTCGCCGGGCTATCGACCAATCGCCCCATGCTGAAACCGCGCTGCTGGCTCAAATTTCCGACCTGTTGCACTGGGATGGTTTCGACGCGGTAACACCAGCCTCCAAACATTTGCTGGACGCCGACACGCGATTCCCGAAGCTAGTCCGCGTGGCCATCCGCGTGCTGCGCCAGATCATCGGAATGCTGCTGGCCAAGCACCAAAAGCTGCACATCATCATGGCCGACGCGAACCACGACCCGGTATCACAGGTATGGCTGCGTGAGTGGCTGGCCGTGCTCTACGAGGATGAGCCGCGGGTGACCGTCGATACCAGCCCCTCGCCGTACAACGCCTACGAGTTCGGCAGCGTGGCGGTATTCACGCATCACGGCCACAGGCGGAAAGTTACAAACGTCTCTGAAGTGTTCGCCGCCAAGTTCCGAGAAATGTTCGGGCGAACTAAGTACGCATATGTCCACATGGGACATCTGCATAGCGTCGACATGAAAGAGAACAACTTAATGATAGTGGAGCAGCATAGAACCTTGGCTGCTCCAGATGCATATGCGGCGCGAGGCGGCTGGATATCTGGGCGCGACGCTAAGGTTATTACTTATCACAAATCATACGGGGAAGTTGGTAGAATAACGGTCAGTTACGACATGATTAAAACCGAGGCGGCATGAACATAATCAGGCATAAGGACGCCAAGGCGAACGGGTTATACCTGTATTACACAGGTAGGCCTTGCCGTAATGGCCATGACTCGCCGAGGTATACGTCCAGCGGCGGATGCGTGGCCTGCCTCAAGACCAAGGCAGAGGCTAGCAAGGCATTAAAAGCGAAGTATGACAAAGAAAGATACAGCCAGTCTTCGGAGCGGGTAAAACAAAGGATGCGTAATTGGCGAGCAGCGAACTCTGCTCGGCATGTTGCTGCGGCAAAGGAATGGGCGACGGCAAACCCTGAGAAACGCAAGGCGGTAATTAAGGCATATAAAAATAGGCGCAGGCAACTTGAAGTTGGCGGTGACAGTACCTCTGTGCTTATGGCCTGGGAACGATCAGTTCCAAAGTATTGCCACTGGTGCAAATCCAAGTGTGAAAACAACTACCACGTTGACCACTATCAGCCGCTATCAAAGGGCGGAATGCATGTGGTCGACAATCTGGTTATTGCTTGCCCGCCTTGCAACCTGCGCAAGAGCGCTAAAGACCCTTACGAATTCGCCGCATCACTGGGGAGGTTGTTCTGATGAAGATGAACAGCGCGCGTCAACTCTGGCGCCCAGTGGCCGGTTTCGAGCAGACCCATGAGATTTCCGATCAAGGAGTGGTTCGTCGCAAAGAGCGAGTTCTCGTCAACTGCAACGGCATCAAGCGCAGATGGCCAGCTGCTCAGCTCAAGGTAACGACGAAGAGCAACGGCTATCAGCACATCACACTGACTCACGCGGACGGATCAGCCAAAACGCTGCATGTCCACCGGATGGTGCTCGAATCGTTTGTAGGGCCATGCCCGGAAGGCTGTGAGGCGCTGCATGCGGACGGCAACAAGTCCAACAACGCGCTCAATAACCTTCGCTGGGGAACTCACCCGGAAAACTGCATGGATCGCTCGCGGCACGGGTCGTCTGGAAAGGTGCTGGACTTCGCCAAGGCTGAGCAGATTCGGGCATTGCGCGGCAGCCTCACACAGCACGAGATAGCCAAGCGTTTTGGTGTCTCGCAGTGCTTAGTCAGCAGCGTGCAATTGGGCAAGATCTGGAAGACAGCTCAGGGGAGGGTAGCGCAATGAGATTCACTACTGCGAGAGCTGCTTGGCATGACGCCTACTACCAGCGCCGGGAATCGACTACCTCCTACGCCCTTGAGGTAGGAATGCTGCAGGCCAGCATCCAGAAGACCGAGAAGGACCGCCGCACCGACGTGGCGCTCGATCAGGCGCTGTGCGGAATGGTCCAGTCAGTCATCGGTACGCTGCCGGCCAGCCTGCAGTGCTTCGGCCACTGGATGTACTCACCACTGGCTGACGACGACCACCGGGAGATTGCCGAGGAGCTGGTGTTCGCGATGGCCGCCGCCAAGCTGCCACGCATGACCGAGGCCAAGCGCGAAAAGGCCGAGTACGTCGCCAAGGGTGTGCTGTACCGGTACCGCCGCCAGCATCAGGGAGGGCAGAGCTCGACGCCTGACCCGTTGCCGACCCCTGAGACCTTCCGCGCCTGGCTGTTCGACGAGTACGGCGTGCGCCTCTGTAGCGAGAACTGGACCCGTGAGTGGGAGTCACATATCGATGCGTTCTTCCAGGCCTGCAACGACCTCGACAAGTCCGCGCTGGCTCCGGTTTCCGGCCTGCTGTACCAGTGGAAAGAGGCGGCGTGAATTGTGAGAAAAAGTCCTTGCATTCCCGTGCGGCTCAGGTGATCATTTCTCCATGCTGTGATTCCTTCGCCTGAGGGGATTGCAGCAGCAGGTGAACCCCAGGAGCGGGGCAATCGCGAATCGTTGCCGGGATACCTACGCGGACGCAACAGGTCATTAACGCCCGGAGCCGGGACGAGCCACCGGCCACCTGCACCAATTCAAGAAACCGACCACTGTGTCGGTTTTTTTATGCCGATTCGAAAGCCAATCCGCGCTTCAGTCGGCAATCAAATACCAGTTTCGGGCGCTAAAGGCCGTTTGAATGGCTCGCCACCATGCGCCCAACCCTCTTCCGGCCCCGTGCCTGCCTCCTTGCCCCGAGCGGATCGCACGCGCATGTGAGGCCGGACCAAACGCCAACGAGACAATCCTATGCCCGACACCCATTCCGATGCCGGCCGCAATCAGGCCGAGCGCCTGGGTGCGCTGGAGCAGAACATGCGTCTCGCCCTGTGGCGTCTCGACCACTACGAGCAGAAGCACGAGAACATCCCCCAGCGGGTCGACCGTCTGGAGCTGATCGCGCAGAACCAATCCAAGCTGCTCGAAACCCTGTCCTCTGATGTAAAGGGGATGGGCATCAAGGTCATGTACGGCCTTGGGGCTGCAGGGGCAATCATCGCGATCATCAACATGGTCGGGCCTCACATCCTTCGAGCGGTGATCCCATGAACCTGATCCCCGAATGGCGCAAGTGCTGGCGTCTGACCAGTGTGCAGCTCGCCATCATCACTGCAGTGCTCAACGCAGCAGCCGGTGCATGGGTAGCGTTCGAAGGCCACATCAGCCCGATTGCATGGGCAAGCGTGAACATGGTCCTCGGCGTGGCTATGGCTATCGCCCGCGTGGTGTCGCAGCCGAAGGTGACTGGGGAGCAGAAGTGAAACGCCTCCACGCCACCCTCCTGCTATTCCGCATCGCTCTATGCGTATGCCTGATGGTGGGGATGGAGTCGTGGAAGGTGGTAAGGCGAGAGTGGAAGTGCCGCACAAGGCGGCACAGGTAGGCTAGCGAACTACGAGCGCTTCTTGGATCTGGTCTGCGTACTTCGACAGGTTCTGCATCTCGTTCTCCAGGTGCACATCGCCTGCCGAGACTCTTGCTGCAATGAGCTCCATTGCCGCAGCTACTGCATGAGCTCGTTTCGACCCGGGCGCCGTGCCGGCTTCGGGGCGCGCCGAGAGGGCTGAGTTGTTCAGTGTTTCGGACATAGCGAATGGTCCTCATTGGTTGTGGCGGGAGGAGAACAGTAGCTGCAAAGCTGGCTGTCAACAATTGACTGGGCGCAACCTAGGCAGCACGAGAGTAGATAGCGATGCCTGTTCGGCCGTCTCGCCTATGCATGGAGCCAGGATGCAAGAAGCCCTCGGTGACTGGCTCGCATCGCTGCCAGCTCCACAAGGTAGAGGCGAGCGAACGCAAGGCTGAAGTCCGCAAGGAAGTCCATCGCGATTACAACCAGCGTAGGGATGAGTCCGACAGCTTCTACAAGACCGAGCGCTGGAAGAAGCTGAGCGCCTACTACCGAAGGCATCACCCTGTGTGTGAGTGCTGCAATGCCGCAGCAAGCGACATCACCGACCACGTCAAGCCATACAAGACTCACCCGGAGCTTGGGCTTGACTGGGATAACCTGCGAGCCCTGTGCCGTTCATGCCATAACCGAATAGGCGAGCGCGTAGGACTCACCCGGTAGGTGCCATCGATTTGACGGTTTTATAGATTTACAAAAATCTTATTTTTTTAAGCCGGAAAATAGGTGGAGGGCTCTAGGGGAGGGGTGGGTAAAAAGTCTGTTGGAAATCGGCTCCCGAACGACGGGGGGAGCCAAATTTTCACACCGTCAAAATTCACATTCCAAAATTTGAGGTAGCGACATGGCCCGTAAGCCAACCGCTCCGCACCTCAAGGTCCTGCAGGGCACAAGCCGACCGGATCGCGAAGTGCCGGACGCCCCTGAATACGATTTGATCGAAGAATTTCCCGAGGCGCCAATTCACCTGAACCCTGACGGCGCTGAGATGTGGAATCGCCTAGGGCCGCAATTGGTCGCCGCGCGCGTCCTACAGGTTGTCGACCTGTTCTCCCTTGAACAGCTGTGTTTCTCCTGGCAGCGGTTCCGCATGAAGGCCAAGGCCGGGATGGAAATGACGGCCGCCGAAGACACGGCGCTTAAAGCGCTGTTCTCTGAGTTTGGGATGACCCCGGCCAGTCGTCGCAAAGTGGCTTCTGGTGGAGAGAAGCCGGCAGGAAACAAGTTCGCGTCCAACGGACGACCACAGAAGGCATAGCGCTATGGCAAACGGTCGCGATTACGTGAAGATCGCGACCGACTACGCTAAGGGCGCGATTGCTGACAAGAAGCGCAAGAAGCACGGCAAGCTGATTCGTCAGGCCGCTCAGCGGTTCCTCGATGATCTGAAACGTGCCAAGCGCAAAGACTGCCCGTTCATCTTCGATCCATGGCACGCGAACGACCCATGCGACTTCATTGAGAAGCTGCCGCACGTCGAAGGGAAGTGGGACAAACCAGAAATCGTGATGCACCCGTCCCACGTTTTTTTTGTGGTGCAGTTGTTCGGATTTCGAAAACGTGAAGGGGCCGAAATAGAGGGCTGGGGTTACTTCCGGCCGCGCCGCTTCACATCGGCTCTGTTTGCTGTTGCTCGGAAGAACGCGAAGTCCACGCTTTCATCCGGGATTCTCCTGTACTGCCAGTGCTGCGAGCCGGAAGAGGGCGCACAGGTAATCAGCGCAGCGACGACCTTCCCGCAGGCATCAATCATCTTCAACACCGCTAAGCGGATGGTTGAGAAGACCGCTGACCTGCGGGAAGCCTTTGGGCTTGAGGTATGGGCGAAGGCGATCAGTCGCGCGGAAACCGGCGCAACCTTCAAGCCAATCCATGCCAAGGCATCTACACAGGACGGCCTGAACCCATCTCACGTCGGCCTGGATGAGATCCATGCTCACAAGAGCGCCGATCTGCTCAACGTTCTGACGTCGGCCGCAGGTGCGCGCAGCAACCCGCTTTGGCTCTATACAACGACCGAGGGCTATACGAACCCTGGCCCTTGGGCAGAGCTTCGGATGTTCGCCAAAAAGCTGCTGGCTGGCCTGTTCGGCACCACTGCTGACCACTTCCTCGTGGTGTTCTACGCGGTTGATGAGGAGGACAAGTCGGCAGGCATCAAGGCGGATGAAGAATTTGACGAAAAGGTCTGGATCAAGGCCAATCCGCTGATGGACGTCAATCCGCACCTCATGGCGGCTATCCGCAAAGAGGCGGTAGAGGCGAAGCAGATGCCCTCGAAGCTGGCCGAGTTTCGTATCAAGCGACTCAATCGGCCGGCATCCACCGCTGATGGCTGGATTGACCTTACCAAATGGCAAGCCTGCGGCGGTCCAGTCGGCCTTGAATGGCTGCGTGGCTATCCATGCTGGGGAGGTCTTGACCTCGCTAGCACGGCGGACATGTGCTCCTTCCGTTTGGTCTGGCTGGTTGACGGGGTTTACTACACCTACGGCTGGCGCTGGGCGCCAGAAAGCGCCGTCGCCTACCGGACTGAGCGTGGCACTGTTCCCTATCAGTCATGGGTCGAGTCTGGGCTGCTCAAGCAGACAGAGGGCAACGTCACCGACTACGGCGTCATCGAGAAAGACGTTTGCGCAATCTGCCAGGACTTCAACGTCCAGCTCATTGCCTATGACCGATGGAACGCAAGCGACCTGGTTAACCGGCTGGTCGAGGCGGAACTGCCAATGGTCGAGTTCATCCAGGGGCCGCGTTCCTATCACCCTGCTATGCAGACGCTAGAGCGCGCCTACATCTCCGGGAATCTTGCTCACGGAGGCGACCAGATTCTGAACTGGTGCGCTTCCAACCTGATTGCCAGGCGCGACGACAACCTGAACATGGCTCCGGACAAGAAGCGCAGCGCCGACAAGATCGACGACATGGCAGCGCTGTTGATGGCGATAGGGGTATCAACCGTCGAAACCGAAGAAGCGGATGACGACGATTTCATGAACGCAATACGGGACCCACTGATCGCATGAGCGCACTGACTGCATTTCTGCTGGCATCGCTGGCTGGCTTCGGCCTGCTGTGCGCGGGGGTCTGGATGCTGGCCGGCACCGCGTGGGCGCTGATCGCCGGTTCTTGCTCCATGTTCTGCATTGCTGGATTTATCCGAAGAGGGATGACAGATGAATAAGTCCCTTCTGCGGACCATTTCTAGGTCTGCTAGCAGGCCGTCGGCTGGGCTGAGTGAATGGCTTGGCAAGACGATTCGGCTATCCGACGGGGCATTCTGGGGGCAGTTCGTCGGCGGGCAGTCAAGTTCAGGGAAAAGCGTAAGCGTTGATACTGCAATGCGAGTCTCAGCGGTGTGGGCTTGCGTTCGATTGATCGCTGAAACGATCGCAACGCTTCCGCTTGGCCTGTACCGTCGCCTTCCAGACGGTAGTCGTGAGATGGACACCAGTCACCCGCTCTACAGCGTATTAGCGGTTTCGCCTAACGAGCACATGAGCCCGGTGCAGTTCTGGGAGGCGATGCTCGCGAGCATGCTTCTGCGCGGCAATGCCTTTGCGCAGATACATCGTTCTGCTGGCCGGGTGGTCGCGCTGAGCTTCTTGCTCCCGCACCGTATGCGGTTAGTCACCGAGAACGGGAGCATCCGCTACTTCTACAGCTTCAGCGATGGAGAGCGGGAGCTTCAATCCAGCGAAGTTCTTCATATCCCGGCGTTCTCGCTTGACGGTCTAATCGGGCTATCCCCGATCAGCTATGGCGCCGACATCATCGGATCGGCAATTTCGGCCGACGATGCAGCGAACGGGACATTCAAGAACGGAATGATGCCGACGGTAGCCTTCAAGGTTGACCGGGTACTGAAGCCTGAGCAGCGCGACGAGTTCCGCAAGTACGTGGAGACTGTGAGCGGCGCCATGAACGCTGGCAAATCTCCGGTTCTTGAAGCTGGAGTGACGCCAGAGTCGATCGGCATCAATCCGGCCGACGCGCAATTGCTCGAGACGAGAAGCTGGAGCGTTGAGGAGGTTTGCCGGTTCTTCCGTGTTCCGCCTTGGATGGTCGGGCACACCGAGAAGAACACCAGCTGGGGCTCCGGCCTTGAGCAGCAGGTCATTGGCTTCCTGACGTTCTCCCTAAGTACCTGGTTGCGCCGCATTGAGAAGGCCGTACTCAAGCAGCTGATGTCGCCAGGTGAAAGGCTTACGCACTACGCGGAGTTCGCCCTGGAAGGCCTGTTGCGAGCCGATAGCGCCGCGCGCGCTTCGTTCTACAGCACGATGGTCCAGAACGGCATCTACACCCGCGACGATTGCCGCGTCCGTGAAAACCTTCCGCGCCGCGGTGGGAATGCCGACGTGCTAACGGCGCAAACAAACCTCGCACCACTCGACGCACTGGGGCAATCCAGCGACGGCCAGGCCGCACGCGCAGCCCTGCAGAACTGGCTAACTGCCGATCTCCCCAAGGAGTAATCCATGCAACTCAAAATCCAGGCTCGCGGCCTTCGCAGCGAGCTGAGCCCGCGTGCGCTCGAAAAGTGGAATCCGGCTATCCAGGCCGCAGTAGAAAGCACCTCTGACACCATCACGATCTATGGCGTGATCGGTGAGGACTGGTACGGCGACGGCGTGACCGTGAATCGGATTGACGCCGCCTTGCGCGCTATCGGCGAGCGAGATGTCACCGTTTATATCAACTCCCCGGGCGGCGACATGTTCGAGGGAATCGCCATCTACAACCGCCTGCGCGAGCACAGCCACAAGGTGACCACAAAGGTGCTCGGCATGGCGGCAAGCGCCGCCTCGATTATCTATCTCGCCGGATCTGAGCGGCAGGTCGCTAGCAGCGCCTTCCTGATGATCCACAACTGCTGGACGGTGCTCGCCGGAAACCGCCACTACCTGCGCGACGTCGCCGACGACATGCAGGAGTTCGACGCTGCCATGGCCGACCTGTACGCCGAAACGAGCGGGCAGCCAGTAGCGGACATGGCCGAGATGATGGATGACGAGACGTTCATCCGCGGCAAGCGCGCCGTCGAGCTTGGCTTGGCTACCGGACTGCTTTCTGCCGACGAGGTTGCTGAGCGCGATACCGAAGAGAGCCGGCAGAACAACGCGCTGAAAGCGATGGACGTGGCCCTGGCTAAGGCCGGGATGCCGAGGTCCGAGCGGCGCGAACTCTTCGCCAGTTTCAAGTCCAGTACGCCTCGCGCTGCTGGCGGGAGCACGCATAACGCTGCTCCGACCGACAAGCAGAACGCTGTCGCGCCTGACCTAACCGCGTCACTGAGCGCGGCAACCACTCTTCTCCAAACTCTGAAAGGTACCTGACCATGGACTTTGAAGCCCAGGTAAAAGAACTCAACTCCAGCCTGAAAGGCATCGGTGACCAGATCAAGGCGCAAGCCGAGGCCACCCAAAAGGAAATCGCCCGCACTGGCGAAATGCACGCTGAAACCCGCTTGAAAGTGGATGAGCTGCTTAGCAAGCAGGGCGAACTCTCTGCGCGCCTGCAGGAAGCCGAGCAGAAGCTGGTCAACGCCAGCAATGGCGGCCGCAATCAAGCCGAGCGGCAGAAGTCTGCCGGTGAACTGGTAGTCGGCAGCGACCAGATGGAAGGCGTTAACGCATCCTTCCGTGGTTCCCGTCGCGTGTCGGTTCCGCGCGCGGCTATCACCTCCGCCCCGGCTTCTGGCGGCGCCCTGGTCGGCGCTGACCGTCGTCCGGAAATTATCATGCCGCCGGAGCGTCGACTGACCATCCGCGACCTGATTGCCCCTGGCACCACCGATAGCAACGCCATCGAATACGTCCGCGAAACCGGCTTCACCAACAACGCCGCCGCGGTGGCTGAAGGTGGCGCTAAGCCCTATTCGGACCTGGTGTTCGAGCTGGTCAACGCGCCGGTTCGCACCCTGGCTCACCTGTTCAAGGCAAGCCGCCAGATCCTGGACGACTCGTCCGCGCTGCAGAGCTACATCGATGCCCGCGCGCGCTACGGCCTGCTCACCGTCGAGGAGCAGCAGCTCCTGTACGGAAACGGCACTGGCGCCAACCTGCAGGGCCTGATGACCCTGGCAGAAACCTATGCTGCTCCTGGCGGAATCGTGGTGACTGGCGAGCAGCGCATCGACCGCCTGCGCCTGGCGCTGCTGCAAGCCGAACTGTCCGAGTTCCCGGCTGACGGCATCGTCCTGAACCCGATCGATTGGGCTGCCATCGAGCTGACCAAGGATGGCGAAGGTCGCTACATCGTCGGTCAGCCGCAGGAAGGCACCGCTGCCCGCCTGTGGAATCGTCCGGTCGTGGCTACCCAGGCCATGCAGCAGGACGAGTTCCTGACCGGTGCTTTCCGTCTCGGCGCTCAGATCTTCGACCGCATGGACGTCGAGATCCTGATCTCCACCGAGAACGACAAGGACTTCGAGAACAACATGGTGACCATCCGCGCCGAAGAGCGCCTGGCGTTCGCCGTGTATCGCCCGGAGGCCTTCGTGACTGGTGCTCTGACCGTCACTCCGTAAGCCACCAGAGGCGCCCCGCCTGGGGCGCCTTTCAGGAGGATGATTCATGGCTCGTCCAAGAAAGGTCGCCCCTGTGGCTGACACTTCCAGCGAAACGGCTAAAGCCGTCGCAAGCCCCGAGACAAATCCCTCGGAGGTCACCATCTACCCGCTGCGCTCCTACATGGATGCCGGCGAGATCAAACGTCGCGGAGGGCCAGGTTATACGGTCCCGAAGCGACACGCCGACGCCCTGATTGCTCAGCGCGTGGCAAGCACCACGAAGCCTGACGGCGACAAGTAAGGAGTCATCCCATGCCTATGCCGACTCTCGCAGACCTGAAAACGCACCTGCGTATTCGGCACACGCAGGAAGATGACGACCTGCAGATGAAGCTGGACGCGGCAATTGACCATGCCAGCCAGTTCATCGGGCGCCCGATCCCGTGGGCAGACGATGATGGCGCTGCGGTCGACGTTCCGCACAGCGTGCGGCTGGCGATCCTGATCATCGCTGCAGAGCTGTACGCAAACCGCGAGGAAGCTGTCGTAGGAGCTACCTACACCAAGATCCCGAAGGCAGAGAACATGCTGCACTTCTTTCGCGTGGGGCTTGGGGTATGAGAGCCGGTCGACTTGATACGCCGGCCGACCTGCTGAGGCTGGACGCGGATGCGCGCCCATGTGTCGTGGATTGGTTCTGGATCGGCATCAGAGCGAAGGACTCCGGCGACGTCCAAGCGCCATCGGGCTTACGCAATCCTGGAAAGGTGGAAGTGCGGGCATGGTGGGATGATCGCCTGCAGATCGGACGATATCTCCGCGCAGGTGGCAGGCTGCTGCTGATCGATAGCGTACGAGACGTCACGGGCGATCGCGCCGAGGCCGTTATCACCTGTAGCGAGTTGGTAGGCCTTGCTGGCGAGTACCGCCCGCAGGACGGAATCCCGGTTCCGTGTCGGGTTCACATAACTCACGAAGCGCCGTATCGCGATGAAATGGGGCAGGTGACCGATTACCGAACCAAGGCTGAGGTTGCCCTGATTGAGGTTGGCCGGCCTCAAGTCGACGACCAACTGCTCATCGATGGCGCACGATACTCCGTGATTGCGTATGCCGATGAGACAGACGACGGTGTCGTTCGAGGCCTCTGGCTGGAGAAGGTCTGATGCAGATCAGGGTAGAGCTGCATGGTGTTGAGCTGGCCAAGGCTCGATTGGCTGAGGTCGGGCGCAAGATCGATCCGGCGCTTCGAGGTGCTCTCAACACAACCGGCACCAAGGCCAGAACAGAGCGTTACGTCAAGCCCATGAGCGGAACGGTTAAGCCGCAGCGCCTGCGCCGCGCGCTCAAGCTTAAGCGAGCAAGGCGAGGCCGGATGGAGTCCCGCATCATCCCGAGCAGCTCCGGCATCCTGGTCGTGGACTACCGGACGTGGGGCTATGAAGAAATCACCCCGACACGCGCACGGATATGGGTGCGCGGCCCGGGTGGCCGAAAGATTGCCGCCGGCTTCATCAACCCGTCGAGCCGCCACAAGCTCCCATGGATAACGCGAAGTAGCAGGACCAAGGGAGCAAAGACCTACGCCTACAAACGAGCGATACAGCTCGCACAAGGGCCGTCTGCGGCCTACTGGTTCAAGCAGTTGAGCGGCGCTGACACGGTCAAATGGGTCAACGCATACCTGCTGCGAGAGTTCGAGCGGCGCATCAGCATCGAGATCGCCAAGGGGGCGCGATGACCAGAGGTACAGAGCTTTCTGCCGAGATCCTGAATCGCCTTGAGGCAATCAGTCCCGCCAATGACTACCACACCAAAGTCGAGCGCGTTTATGGCTTTGGAGAGCGCAAGCCAGACAAGGCGCCAATGCCTTACATCCTGGCCCGCATTGCGAGCGACGAGCTGGAAGAGACGGCTGGAACAACGGCCTCGCGGGCGGCGCGCTATGAGATCGAGGGCGTCATGCCAAGGTCCTCGTCATTGCAGGATCTCCAACTGCTGCATCACGACATTTTGAAGACCCTTGGCACTGGCCAGCTTCCGCACGTTCGGCCGCTCAAGAGTGGCTGGCCTTTTGAAGAGGCCGCCGAGTATGAGCCAGACATAGAGGGCAGTACGACGCGCAGTGTCACCAGCTCGATAACCATCCGGTACGTCGAGAAGTACTGACCTAAAACAAACCCAGCAACCCGCCATCGAGCGGGTTTTTTTTCACCCGGAGAAAACTCGCATGGCCAACTACGCATACATGGGCAAGGGCATCGTAAAGCTCGCCCCCGAAGGCGGCGGCACCGCGCGCGACGTGGGCAACGTGTCCGCGCTCAACTTCAACATCAACGAGAACATCATTCGTTTGCCGAACTACCGGACGGCTGGCGGCGGCACCTATGCGCAGGTGAACCGTATCGAGTCGGTCGAGTTCACGGCTACTCTGCACGACCTGAGCCCCGAAAACCTGGCGATGGTGTTGTTCGGTACTTCGACGGTCGTGGGCAACGTGGCCACCATCGAGGCGCTGACTACTGGCGCGCAGACCTTCGAGATGGTCTTCAACGGGGTCAACGAGGCCGCTACCGGCAAGACCGTGACCGTGACCGTGCACCGCGCCAAGATCGGCGCCGCTCAGGGCCTCGGATTCATCGGTGATGAGTTCGCCGCGCTAGAGATCACCGGAGAAGTGCTAATCGACACTGACATCACAGACGCCGGCCTGTCGCAGTTCTTCAAGGTCGAGATGGACACCATCGCCTAAGCGCCCGAGTCCAAGCCCATCGGTTCGGTGGGCTTTGGCGCGTGCGTTTTCAATCTTGCGTTGGTGATTTTTTTCGAGTGCGGGTGATTCGTTTCGATGCGGGACGTAGCTTGTCCGTTTCGGTGACCTTGCTGGGGATTTTTTGATGCAGCGACTCTACGGCCAAATTGCGCTGCTCCAGACGTAGGGATGCGATCTCGCGGGCTCTCTGCTCGATCTCCTGTGCAACTTTGGCTTGCAGGTCGGCCAATATCTCAACCATGCCCGGCATTGCCTTCTCGCGGATCTGATCCAGTCGCGCGGCGCGCTCGGCTGCGCTTTCGGCTGGCGTGAACGTGGATTCAAGGCGGGCGATGATCTCGGCATGCAGAGAGCGCGACCCCTGCTTCGCGGCCTGCTCCAGGCGTTCCCTCAGGTCTGAAGGCATGCGGATTGGGTAGGGGCTTATCGAATGGCGGTCTGTCATGGGCTGGCTCTGACTAAGTACGCAGTGAGTATGCGAAAAGAATCAGTTTGACTCAATGAATCCACTTGACTCATTGCCTTGATGAGTTAATATGAGTCCACGGTCGAGAGAAAGGAGGGCCTTATGAAGGAAGCACAGCGCGTCAATCCATTTCCGCTGCGGCTTGGACAGCCAGTTCGGGAGCGAGCCAAAGACGAGGCGAGCAAATACCGGCGCAGCCTTAACACTGAGCTGAGCTTGCTTATCGAGGAGGGCTTCAAGTGGCGGGAAATGCAGAGCAAGCAGGCGGTAGCCTAAAACGAAGAAGCCCCAGCGTGCAGGCCAGGGCTTCAGATGCGAACACATTTGGAAGGGAACGCGAGATGAATAATAGCACAGATGTATCTGTTGTCACCCCAGAGACAATTCCAGTGATCGCTCATTCCGGGCGACCGGTCGTAACAACGGCGCTGCTAGCAAGGCTATACGGAACAGAGGCGAAGCGAATTCAGAACAACTACATGCGGAACGCTGATCGCTTCGAGCAAGGCAAGCACTTCTTCAAGCTTGAAGGTAAAGAGCTGGCAAATTTGCGGCCCTCTTTGGGAGGGTCACAGATTTCGGCAAAAGCGCGCAGCCTGATGTTGTGGACCGAGCGGGGAGCGGCGCGCCACGCAAAAATGCTTGAGACGAACGAGGCGTGGGACGTATTCGAGAAAATGGAGGATTGCTACTTTGCTAAGGCTGAGCCGGAAACTCCTTTGCTGCAACACTCCGGCCTGACCCCAGCCCAGCAGCGCCATGTTCAAAACCGAGTTTCCGAGCTGGCGTGCGGTGATCGAATGAAGTACGCCACGATCTACCGCAGCATCAAAGACCGATTCATGGTCGGTTCCTACAAGGATGTGCCAGAGTCTGAATATCCGGCGCTATGCATGATGCTGATGTGCGATCCACTGGAAGGCGAATGGATCGCAAGCGGAAAGAGCAAGGGCATGCAGTTGTCGGAGCGCGAAGTGCAGGCGCTCTACCTGATGATGAGTCACTACCACTTCGCCATGGAGTGGGCGATGAAGTCTGGAATCTACGCCATTGCGCGCATGACGGATTCAAGGCCGCTCTCGAACTTCAATGAGCACTTTTCAGAGATGGGCATGGGCTTTCGCACCCTGGACGAGCGCCGCGACGAGATTTATCGCATCTACAGTCAGCGCGGGGCGGGAGGCGGTTACGCAATGCAGGCCGCGAGTTAGGTATCAGCTCCACCCGGAACCCAGCCATGTGCTGGGTTTTGGCGCTGCCATCGTGATATGTTCCGCCTCAACTATGGGGAGGGAACCTTATGTACAGGTTGTTGTTGGCTGCGGTATGTATCGCCGCGGCCTCCGGTGCCAGCGCTGCTCAAGTGTTCAAGTGTGTTGGGGAGGACGGGAAAACCGCTTTTTCGGATCGTCCGTGCGCTGTAGGCGCCGAGCCTGTCACGGTCAAGGACAACCGAATAGGGGGCAGTTTCTCTCCTTCGGAGGAGTGGCTAGAGGTTGAAGAGCGCGGCCGCAAGGTAAGAGAGATTAACCGTCGCTACGACGCCGCATTGAGAAACCTTGAAAACGGGCCGTGCCGGGATTTCTCAAGCACTGATTTGCGCTCAATGATCATAGCCAATCAAGTCGTGGTTGGAATGAAGGCGTCTGACGCAACCCGTGCTTGGGGAGCTGCCACAAGCGTAAACGGATCACAGCACGCTTATCACTGGAATAAAGGTGGTTCCTCCTACTTCTACGTGAGTAATGGTTGCGTCCGCAGCATTCAGGGATCGTATAACGGGTAAGGAGAACCTGATGCAGTGTCCTAACTGCGGCTACGAGCCGACGCTGGCGGAAATGCAACACAGCCCTGATGATTGCGTGAAGTGCGGAATCAACTATCAGGGGTACGCAAGATCGTTGGAGCGCCGCGCCGAGGAAGATCGTGAGCGGCGGGCGAAGCTTGCTGCAATGGCCCCAGCTGTAAAGGAAGTCGCCCAGGCCTACGCCGGGGCTCAGCCGGTGGTTGTAGTCGATATCAAGATGGGCTTCTGGTCCATGGTGATATTCATGGTCAAGTGGGCCATCGCCGCAATTCCGGCCCTGCTGATTCTGTCGCTACTAGCTGGACTGGTTGCGTCGCTGGTAATCGCGGTTCCGAGCTTTTTCGAATACCGTGATCGCGCGCAGGCCAGTAGTGCTCAGGCGCGGACAGCTCAGCCAAGTTACGAATCAATTCCTGTTCTGTCTGACCCTGCCGGCCGGTACTTCTTGGTGGACATCGAGCGGGCCGGCTCAAACGTTGTGATCACGACCCGCAGAGACGGGAGTGCCGCGACAACTTACCTGAGGCGCTTTGTCGATTGTCGCGCCGGGACAAGCAAGTCTCTAGGGGAGTCCGAATCGCTGGACGACTTGGAGATCGCCGATTCGGAGCAACAGATTGCCCCGGTGGCTTATGGGTCGGCGGCATACTACATAGCCAGGCGTGCCTGCCAAGGCATACCAATAGCTCACCAATCGCTTCAATGACCCGCTCCGGCGGGTTTTTTATTGCCCGAAGGAAAGTCAATGTCAGAGCTACAGATCCTCTTCCCGGATGCCGTGTCGGTTCATTTGGGCGCGCGTGTCGTGCAGATCAGGCCAGTTCGGTTCTGCGATTTCGAGCTATTTGGCCGTGTCTCGCAATCTCTGATCGGACTATTGAAAGACCCTAGCATGGAGTGCATTGCCGGTTACTCAGCAAAACGGAGCGAGCTAAACGCTCTGCTGCGGAAAACAACTAGCCTCAGCGCTTTTTCCATCTGGCGTATGCCTGCGGCTGCTGCGGTTGAGCTTGCTGTCTGTGTGATCAAGGTCAATTCAGGTTTTTTCGATCAGGCCCTAGTGAATCTGGCGGGGGTTCTTCTTGGGCGGACGCAGCACAACAGCTGATCAGTGCCGGCCATCGATGGGCTGATCTGCAGCTTTACACGCTGCCGCAAATAGAGACGTTTCTGGAGTCCGTCTCTCGCATCGGTCGAGAGGACATGCGCGCGGCGATCATAGCGGGCCGTGTTGCGCAGGCTGATCAGAAGGGCTTCAAAGAATTCATGAAAGGGCTGCGCTGATGGCAAGCAAGATCACGACACAGCTGGTCATTGATGGCAAGAACACGGGTGCCAGCAAGGCAATCAAAGAGGTCGATGGCCAGCTTGGGAGCCTTTCTGCAACGGCGAAAAAGGCTGGCGCAGCGATTGCCGCAGCAATTTCAGTGGGCGCCATCACCAGCTGGGTGAAGGCTAGTATCGACGCAGCAGATGCGAACAGGAAGTCGGCTCAGTCTGCAGGCCTGGCAGTTGAGGAATACACAGCTCTCCAGTACGCGGCCAAGCTTGCCGGGGTGGAAGCAGGATCGCTCAACAGCGCGATGGCGCGGCTGAACCGGACTATTGCAGAAGCTGCTGTTGGCGGAAACAACCAAGAGGCCGCATTCACCAGGATTGGGATTGCAGTCAGGGATAGCGCAGGCAATCTCAAAACCGGCGACGTGATCCTTGCCGAGATTGCCGACAGATTCAAAGAGCTGCCAGATGGCGTGCAGAAGTCCGCCATCGCTATGGAGCTTTTTGGACGCTCCGGAACCCAGCTTATCCCTCTGCTGAACGGCGGCGCGGACGGCCTGGCTGATTTTCGGAAAGAAGCCGAAGCGCTAGGCCTCGTCATGAGCGACACGCAGGCTGCGCAGGCTGAAGTGTTCAATGACAACCTGACTCGGCTTGGCGAAGCTTCTAGCGGTGCAGCCAATCGTGTCGCCGGCGAGCTGCTGCCAAACCTCGTCGATCTATCCGATCTGCTGGTCGACCTGAACAAAGATGCCGGCGCGACCACTATCGTGGCCAACGTGCTTGGCGGCGCAGTGAAGGTTCTAGCATCCGCCGCGTTGATCGCTGGCAACGGCTTCGGCTCGCTCGGCCGCTTGATCGGTGCTGCCGCTGCCGCTGCGGTCTCTGCCTCAAGGGGTGAATTTGCCGAGGCGGCCGAGATTATGCGTCAGGTCAGCAGGGACAATGCGGAAGAGCAGGCCCTGATGATTGAGCGCGTCAAAGGGCTGTGGTCTGGCGCTGGAGAAGAGGCAGCGCGGGCCGCTGTTGAGCTGAAAAAGCAGCAGCGGCAGCTGGAGATCATTAGCAAAGGCACGGTCGACGCGCTTGTTTCCGACCAAAAGAAGCTGACGCAGGCGATTAAGGATCGGATACGCGAGGTTTCTGCCGCGGAGAATGCGGCAAACAAGGATCTCGAAAAGCTCAAGTCCGAGCGACTGAAGATTGAGCAGCGATACCAAGACGCCATCGCCGGTATGAATGCTGGCGGTGAATCGTCATATGGCGCCGCGCAGGCGCTGAAGGTCGGCGCGCGCGAGGCATTGCGTGCCGGTGACGTTGAAGGCGCCCAGGCGAAGGCCCAGGCCGCGCTGAAGATGCTGCAAGACCTCGCCGCTGCCGGTGAGAACACCTATGGCTTTGCCGGTTTCATCGGCGAGCTGCGGGACATTGAGCTGGCAGCCAACGATATCGAGCAGAGCCGCGCTGAGCAGAAGATCGCCGACATCAAGCAGGAGATGCTGAATCTCAAGTCCGCCGCAGCGGAGCTGGAGGACATGCCCGTAAGCGTGAAGATGGACGACGCCGCGTTGGCACAGGTTCAGGCTGCGCTGGATGCCTTGGCCAAGCGCGAGATAATCGTCAAGGTCGGCGCGCAGTACGACTTCAGCCAGCCTTACACGCTGCAGGACCCTGGCCCGGCACCGCAGAAGTACGCCACTGGCGGATATATCAGCGGCCCAGGCACGGGGACCAGTGACAGCATCCCGGCCTACCTGTCGAACGGCGAGTACGTCATCAACGCTGCGGCCGTGCGCAAGCTTGGCAAGCGGCATCTCGACATGCTCAACCGCGGCATCCCGATCCCTCGGTTTGCCGATGGTGGGATGGTCGGTACCGTCGCCAGCCTGGATACGTCGCCTCGCAACCTAGGATCGCTGGACATCAGCATCGGCGGTGACACCTACCAGGTGTTCGCGGACTCTACCCAGGCCGATCAGCTGCGCCTGGCTGCGCGCAAGCACGGCCGCACTCACCGGAGTTAACCATGCCACAACCTTCAGCCATGCTCGGCGGTATCCCGCTCGAGTTGCACTCCGGTGCGCCAGTGTTGAGCGAGGAGCCTATCGGCGGCGAATCGTCTGCCAGGCTGAGCGGCGGAAACCTTGTCTCGATGACCCATTGGGAGCGCATGTCCGGAACGATCAGCGGCTCCGGCTGGATGCCGCCTGGACTGGATGGCCTCGACTACAGCCAGCCGCTGGAGCTTCGGTCGACAAAGGTGCGCAGTGTGCAGGGCGCCGGAACGACTCTTGAGATCAGGGGCGACGCGCGTCCTGACGTGGCGCCATGGGGCCAGGCGCTCGTCGGCGGGCAATGGGTCAACACACTGTGCAGCGTCACGGATGGCATCGCGACGCTGACGGCAGTCACCGGCGCCACGCTCTACCGCGTGTGCTGGATGCCCATCTACAGCGTGAAGGCCAAGCGGCCGTCAGAAACGCAGGATTCAGGATCCGCCAGCCATAGCTGGTCCATCACCTGGGAAGAAACCTAAATGCTCAACGCCTCGCCACTCAACGCCGTGCCGCTGAACGGCTTGGCGAGTGCTTCCGCTGAACCCGAATACATTGTGCGTGGGCAGTCGTTCGTGTGGGCGCTGCGCGTGCTGGTGGGCGGCGTGAACCTGACGGCTCAGCTGACTGGCAAGGTGACCGTCGACCGGGAAGAGGGCGCCGCGGGAATCGCAGGCTTCGATCTATTCATCGCCCCCGGCGTAGCCGTCGTGCCACCCGACTGGAAGGGTCGGCCGGTATCGATCGACTACATCAGCACAAGCCAAGGCGCCACCACTGAATCTCGCCGCTACACGGGCCAGATCAGCATCGCCAACTGGGACCCGGTCACCCGGCTGCTGACGTGCGAATGCTCGGACCAGCTGCAGCAGCGCGTCGAGGGCATGACCGTCGAGGCCATCGATGCCCTGGTCGGCGGGCACTGGTCGGCGGATGTGTTCGAGCCGGTCGAGGGGCGCAGCCACTGGGATTACGCGCTGGAGCGGTTGAGCACCCGGCCGGTGAGCCTGGACTGCTCGCCGCTGGGTGATATGCGCGTGACCAGCTGGTATGCAGGTGCCCCCGCGTTCGTGTTTGGCGAGGGCACGGTTCTATACCAGACGCTGGACCTGCAGCAGTCCGACCTCTCGCGCACCACGAATCGCATAGAGGTGGAGTTCAGCTACCGCTATTCACGGCTCTGGCAGCGCAACCAGACCTACGGATGGATCGTGCCGGCTGGGTCGTTCTGTAACTGGCGCATCGACTCTCACGAGCTGCCCACTATCGAAATGGTGCAGGAAGCCTTGACCGGCAGCGGGCAGGCCATCGTCAGCGAGAGCTACGTTACCGCACCGCTCAGCGATCCAGACCCGTGCGGTACTGGCATTCCCTGGGTTAACCAGTTCGACAACCTGGTTATCGGCACCGGCATCACTGGTGGTCGCCGCTGGGTGCAGACGGTGACCGAGTCCTACAGGCTGACCTTTGCCACGCCGGACGGCGAGGACGAAGCGCGGCGCGTCGTTCAGCGGCAGAGCGCTTCGCTGCAGATCGAAAAGGACGATGAGTGGACAGACGGCGACATGGCCGGTACCGACGCCGGTTACCAGGACGTGATCGATGATGCCCGGCGCGCGGCAGTGTTCGATGTCGTCGCAAACCAGGCGCGCACTGATCTGATCGCGGCGAACCGGGAAACGGTGCTCGCCTGGGATGTGCCCACCAGTATGGTGCTCGGGGTAGACCTCATCCATACGCTGGAGGTGGATTGTTCCGGCGTCCGCGCGCGTGGCAAATGCCGGCGCATCGTCGACAGCTTCGACCTCGGCTCTGGCTCTGCCGTTACCACGATCAGCATCGCCATCATGCGTGGCGGCGGGGTGAGCGATCCTCTCACGCTGCCAGGCCGGCTTGGCGAGGGACAGATCGGCGAGGGCGAGGGCAATGTGTTCTACACGCCTCTGCCAACCCAGCTCGGCGGCCGAACGGGCATCCCGCCCTACGACGATGAACTGGATGGGTTCGCCGGCAACTACAGCCAGAACAATCCGAACGCTGAGGTCTTCCCGCGCCGGTTGAGCGTAACGGCCGCTGAGATCCCGGCTGCGCAGCGCGACGAACAACTGCTTGATGCCGCGGTGCTCTACCGCGTCGGCATCCCCAACGATTTGCTGGAGCTATGACCATGACCAATGAGGAACGGCGCCGCGCCTCTGGTGCGGCCATGGAAGCGAGCCGCCGCGGAAGTGGTGCTGCGATGACCGCGCGCCGGACCGGCAAGAGCGTGGCCGATGATATCCAATCACTCGCAGCCCCGCAGCGGCAGGTCAGGCCGCTGCCTCGAATCGACCCGGTCGGGCCGCTACCAGCGCAGCGCGGGCGCGGAACATTCCCTGCGCGGACTGGCGGCGGGGGTGTTGGCGGAGGAATTGCCAGCCCGCTGACTGAAAAAACGCGCGCCGAAAACGGCAAGCAAGTGCCTGATCGCGACTATTACCCCGAAGCCTTGCTGCCGACCACTGATGGTCTGGTTTGGGCTCGTTGGCGCAGCGTCAAAACCATACGGATGACAGACGCTAACGGTGAGACGGTGGTGATGGAGTACGGCAATGACCTATCCGAATAGCCCCATGGACCCTAAGCCGGAGGTTTGGGGCTGGCCATGGCATGGCCTGATAGAAGGATCAGGGACTTTCAGCGGAACGCTAAAAATCGACGACGAGCGCTCTTTGACCTGCCGCTATCTCGACTACAACAACACCAGCCTGTGGGATATCGGCCTTTCTGATCCGGAGATCGAGACTGACGACCCGCACGAGCTGTGGCTCGGGAAAGCCATCATCCGAAGCGCCTTGCAAGGGGATAACGTTTACGCAGCGGCTTACGGTCAGCGGTCGTACCCTGGAACCTATCCGTTTTACGTAGAAGGGCACGGGACCTTGCAGCGAGACTTCGTTGTGGCTCCAGATCGGATCACTAAGAGGGTGCGACTAGCGGGCTATGTCCTAGCTCCGGAAACCATCAGCCTAGAGCCCGTTTACATTCCATTCTCTAGCTTGGCCCCGCCCGAGGTCCTGAGTGCGTATGCCGACATGAGCGTGGAGGTGCTCGACAACAGTCCGGACGGGAGGCGGTCGCTCTACGCTGGTTACTTCTTCACCACCGGCGCGTGGGCGTCATTGTCGCCGGTGATATTCGAGATTGAACTACTGGGCGACCCGGACTCTGGTTTCGCCCTGGAGCTTCACGTGGTCGCTCCACACGGGGTTGGGTGGTCTTCGTCGCAGTACCCACTTAAAGGCGACGAGGGGGAATTCAATATGGCGCGGTGGTTAGACGATGGGGAATATCGGATCACTCGGCTGTCCGAGGTGCCGCCCAATGTCCTCCCTCTCAACACTTGGCCCGTGGGCGTTCATACCGTTAGCACTTTGTTGGAGTGCCCAGTGTGGGCCTGGTACGGGATGGCGGGCGATATCGAGGTTATTCGGTATCAGCGAGAGTTCGAGTTCGTCTGCACATACTCCGGCAGCCTGACCTCTCGCTCTCAGGTCGACTCTGGCACTGTAACGACTCGGCTGTTGAGGGGTGGTGAAACTGTATCTCTGTCCGAGACGACGCTGAGTGAGAGCCACGCTACGGCAACCTCGGACGCCATGGTCGCCTGGGACTACACAGGCTCTTCTGATTATTACGCTGCCGGGGAATACCTCTACGGCACCACATGGACCGATCAGGGGGCATCACCTATTGGCGCGCCTTTCCCTGAACAGCCGCCAACTATGCCTCTCTTCGGTGCGAGCACACGACTGCCCGCGGACGTATCTGCGCTATCAAATAAAGTCCTCTGCCCGGTTCGTCTATCTCTGCAGGTCGGCCCCGGCAGCCTGGCGGCCTGGTACGGGGATGCGCTCACGCCGGCTGGGGTTGATGCCGGTCTGTACAAGCAACTCCACCCCACAACCGCACCATTTAGACGAGGCTGCTTCAATCCGATCACGGGCCAGGTAGTGCGGAACAACCCCGATAAATATCAGGTGTGGGTATGACGATGCGTTATGCGAACAACTGGCAGTACGAACTGACCGCCGGGCTCAGCCCTGCCCAAGCTACCTTGCCGCTCCCTGCTGGGGCTATCAGTCGCCTGGCCTTGGTGGAGGGCGCCGAATACCTGCTCACACTTTCCGCCACCTCAAACCCCGGCACGCCCGGAGAAACCGAAATCATCCGCCTGACCGGGCACGCTGACGGGTACAGCATCGCGCGCGGCCAGGAGGGGACGTTCGAAGCGTACTGGCCGGCGGGCACGCTCATTTGGTGCGCCATTACTGCTGGCGCGATGACCGACATCTTCGCGCAGTTGGCCGCGCTGACTGCCCGCGTCGCAGCGCTGGAGAACGGAGGCGGCGGCGACCTGCCGGCCAATGCGCTGATCGATAGCGCTGGCAGGGCGCTTACCGACGATCAAGGCAACCACCTAACTTTTGGAGCATGACTATGGCAAGTGTTGAGCATGTGCTCTCCGGCTACGGAGCGCCCACGTCCGTGCCGCCCAGCTTGTGTGCGCACTATATCGACCTATCGTCCGGCAGGCAGTGGAGCGCCCACGGCACCGGCTCTAGTGAGGACTGGCACCCCCAAGGGGACGCGCTCTACGCGGTCTTTTCGGGCGCAGAGGTACACAACGTATCGCCGGGTGTATCCCATGTGCGGGTTATCGCCGAGGGGGGGCCCGAAACCATTACCATCAATGTGCCTCGCCCTCCGGAGGGCAGCCGGTTCGTCACCTCGATTGACGTCGAGATCACACAAGTCTGGCCGAACTTTGTCGGCAGCCAGGTAATCGCTGCGCCGGGCGTTGGTTTCGCGCGGATTGTCGGTGGTGGCCCGCTGGGGGCATCGATTACTGTAGATGATGCGATACTCATTCCCTCCCGCGTCGACCCCTGGGAGGCATTGCTGCGAGTGGTTGTCACTGAGAGTGAGCTAATGGCGTACGTCCTCGGATTCGAGGAATTCCCGTAGCGCCTGCTCTGCCCCCGCGCCCACTCCGGTGGGTTTTTTTACGCCCGGAGAAACCCATGCAGCCCGCCAAACTCGATCTGCACATCGTGCAGGGCGCGACCCTGCGCGACACCCTGCGGCTGATGCAGCCGCGCCTAAAGTACCGACCCATCACCGGCATCGGCGGCTCACCGCTGCTGCTCACCGTTGACCATGGCCTGCCTGGCAACTGGCTCGCATGGGTGGAGGGCGTAACCGGTATGCAGGGCGTCAACCGCTCTCAGCGCGAGCGCCCGCACCGCGTCACGGTAGTGGATCCAAGCACACTGGAAATCAACGCATTGTCCGCCTTCGGCCTCACCCCCAGCGGCGGCCAACTGATCTACAAACCACCGGTAGACCTGACTGGCGCAACAGCGCGCATGCAGATTCGCGAGCAGGTCGGCGGCACGGTGCTGCTCGAGCTGACTACGGAGAACGGCGGCCTGGCCATCTCCGGCCCGGGCACGATCACCCGCACCCTGAGCGCTGCGCAAACCGCCGCGCTGGCGTGGACCGAGGCCGTCTATGACCTCGAGGTCGAGTACGCCGACGGCACCGTCCAGCGCTACCTGCAGGGGGCCGTCACCGTCAGCCGCGAGGTGACCGCATGAACATCGCGATCTGCGGCGACCCCGAGGTGCTGGTCATCGAGGCCGGCGCAGAATACGCGATCGGCCTGGAGCCAGACGCCGAGACGGTCGTCGTCATGGCAGGGGAGCAGGGGCCGCCCGGCGTCAACTCCGCAACGGGCGACTTCTTCCAGGTTGGTAACCGCTTCTCCGAACTCACGACCGAACAAGCCAAGGCCGAGGCGCGCGCCAACCTCGACCTGCAAACCATCGACGGCGGCACCTTCAATTAAGGAATCACACCCATGGCAACACGTCTTCAGTTGAAACGCGGCATCAAGGCCAACCTGCCCACCTCCGGAATGCTGGCCGGCGAGCCGATGGTCACCACTGACCGCGGAACGCTGCATGTCGCGACCGACGCCACAACGAAGCTGCCAGTCGTTCCTGCAATCGACGACTTGGTAACTCTTGCCGCAGTCGATGGCGCAACCGACCTCCTGATCATTCACGACGCCAGCGAGGCGGCCGGGCAGAAGGAGAAGAAGCTCACCTTCAACGCATTCAAGACAGCGCTGAACATTCCAGAGGGGACTGCGGATGAAAAGGTCGCCGTAGTGGCTGGCGGGACTTCTGGTTACCTGTGGGGAACCGATGGCACCGACGGCGTGCTTCGCATGAACGCCTCGATGGCAATGACCAAAGACGCCAGCAATGGCTTCGTCACCCTGGCTGTCGAGTTGGTCGACGGCGGCACCTTCTAATCTCTCTCGGAGCCCATCAATATGGCGCGCGTACTTACCAAGAAGTCGACCGTGGCGGCTAAAGTCCCGCTTGCAACCGACCTCGAAATTGGCGAACTGGCGGTCAATACCGCCGACGCCAAGCTATACACCAAGCACAGCGACAACACCGTCAAGCAGCTGGGCATTGCCACAAACGACAGCCGCCTTACCGACGCCCGCGAGTGGACGGCCTCGACCGTCACCCAGGCCGAAGCCGAAGCCGGCACAGCCACGACTCGTCGCGCCTGGACCGCCCAGCGCGTTTTCCAAGCGGTCGCAGCTTGGTGGGCTGCGTCGGCCGACAAGACGAAGTTGGACGGTATCCAGGCTGGCGCACAGGTCAACGTTGGTACGAACCTGGCGCAGGGCACACGCACCACAACCGCGGTCCCAGTCACCAGCAGCACAGGTACGGGCGCAACGCTCGGGGCGGCGACCACGAGCCTGGCCGGCGTGATGACAGCCGCCGACAAGACCAAGCTCGACGGCGTCGCTACCGGCGCCACGGCAAACGCCAGCGACGCCCAGCTGCGTGACCGCGCGACTCATACCGGCAGCCAGGCGATCAGCACCGTGACCGGGCTGCAGGCCGCGCTGGATAACAAGATAAACACCAGCGAGCGTGGTGTATCGGGCGGCATCGCTACCCTGGACGCGACCGCCCGGATTCCTGCCAGCCAGCTGCCGAGCTATGTCGACGATGTGCTTGAGTACGCCACTACGGCGCAGTTCCCCGCGACGGGCGAGACGGGGAAAATCTACATCGCCATCAACCAGGGCACCGCGGCGAACCCGACGCGCCAGTACCGCTGGACCGGCTCGACCTACGCGGAGATCAACCCGTCGCCAGGCACCACCGACGCACTGGCCGAGGGCTCGACGAACCTGTATTTCAGCGAGCACCGGGTGCGGACCACGGTGCTGACCGGGCTGAGTATGCCTGTGGCAGCGGCGATCACGGCGGCGGATACGGTGCTGTCGGCGTTGGGGAAAATTCAGGCGCGGCTGAACCTAATGGGGACTGCGGCGAATGCGAATGTGCAGACCTCCCGAACCGACACCACTGCCGGGGCGTTGATGGCTGTGGGGGCGTTTGGGGTGGGGACGAACACCACCCCAACCTTTCCGTCACTGGCCGATCTTCCGGGTGGAGGGGGCTCCTCCACGGTAAGCCAATTTTTCCGCTTAACAGCAGCCGGACTTCCGATCGGCGACGACCTCGGTGGATGGGCTGTTAACCGAGCCTCCCGACCGTGCGCATTTTTATTCCCCAATTCCCAGCGATTGGCGATGACCCGGTTTGACGGCGCGGGCTGGGCTAGCCCCGTGGAGTTCTTCCACACCGGCAACTTCGACCCCGCCACCAAGGCCAACCTCGACAGTCCTACGTTCACCGGCGACCCGAAAGCGCCGACACCAGCAGCCAAGGACAACGACACTTCCATTGCAACGACCGCTTTTGTGCATTCGGCAATGGGGCTGTTTGGGCTTGGCACGCGGACGGCTGGAAACCGCACCCCCGTCCTTGCTGATGCAGATTCTTACACCACCCCTACCGGGCTCTACCGATCAGCCGCTACGGCTAATTACCCGTACGGGAATAACTCGCTCATATTGGTCGGCTCGACGTTTGGTGCTGGCGACGGGAGCAATGACAGGCTGTTTGAGCTGGATTTCGTAGCCGACGGCGCGAGTAACGCAGACGATATTTGGTATAGGCGCCGGTTCGGAACAGCATGGCGTGACCGGGTGAAGCTACTACACACCGGCAACTTCGACCCAGCCACCAAGCAGGACAGGTCCGCCGTTGTAACCACGGCTAGCAGCCGCACGCTCGCCCTGTCCGATGCCTGGAACTACTTGCGCCCCGGCACTACGGGTGCCGTTACCCTGACCGTGCCGGCCCATGCGTCTGTAGCTTTCGATGTAGGCACCGAGATCACCATCCGCGCGCTGGGCAATATCACCCTGGCCGCTGCCAGCGGCGTCACGCTGAACGCGCCCTCCGGAGGCACGCTCAACATGACGGCGCGCATGACCGTAACCCTCAAGAAGGCCGGCACGAACGAATGGGACGTGATCGGCCAAACGGTGCCAGCATGATGCCTGGTGTGGTGGCGGCGTTTCCGCAAGCCCCGATCCCGACGGAGATCGCTGTGGTGGAGGGCGGCTCGTCCACCGACGTCTATGTTCAGGGTTACAGCGACGGCTCGTCTGGACTCGGTATGTTCGGCACGATCTCGCCCAACAACGCCGCGGCCATCGCGGGGCAGATCACGAGCACCGGCAACGGGCGGATTCGGGAGTTGCTGTATAGCGGCGACCGCGCGGTCGCCAACCCCTACACCGTGCGCCTGCGCATAGAGGGGACGTACACGCAGTCGACGCTGCCGTTTACGACACTCACGATCAGCAACGCACCGACCACTTCGAACACCCTGTTACTCAACAAGAGTGCTGCGACCGTTACCAGTGGCGGCGGCACGACAGTCGTCTCCTGGAGCCAAACGGGGTGGAACGGGATGAATAAGCTGGTGTTTGCCTGATCGCATCCTGACAGCCCCGCCAGTCGGGGTTTTTTTCTGCCTGAAGGAATCCCCATGACCCTCTCTGAAATACGGGAGCGAGCCATAGCGCCCGCTCTCGCGATGCTGCCTGCGCGAATGTCGAGCCGAGAGGCAGAGATCATGCTGCTGGCTATTACTCAGCAGGAAGATCCGGAACAGCGGCGCCGCCAGTGGCCGACCGGGCCGGCCCGCGGGCTGCTCCAGTTCGAGCAGGGCGGCGGCGTGCGCGGCGTGCTGAATCACCCGTCCAGCCGTGACCACGCCCGCCGAGTGTGTTCAGCGCGCGGTGTTGCGCCGGAGCCTGCGGCCGTATGGGCAGCGCTCGAGCGTGATGACGTGTTGGCGTTTGCCTTCGGCCGGCTTTTGCTCTGGACCGATCCGAAGCCGCTGCCAGGCGAGCACGACGCCGCTGGCGGTTGGGCGCTGTATGAGCGCACATGGCGCCCTGGCAAACCCCATCCGGAGCGCTGGCCGGCTCGATTCGCCGCAGCCGTGCGCGAGGTAATGCGATGACCGCCTGGCTGAAGTTCGTGCCCAGCTGGGCCTGGTGGGTGCTGGCTCTGGCTGTTGTGGCCGGTGGGCAGCAGATCCGCGTGCTATCGGCGCAGTCTGTAGCCTCGAAGGCACAGGCCGACCTTGCCACCTACCGCACCGAAGTCAGCGAGCGCGACCGCCGCGCTGCGCTTTACGTCATGCAGGAAAACCAGCGGCGCCAGGCCGCAACGGAGAAAGCAGATGCAGAGGCGCAGGAACAACTGGCTGTCGCGCGTAGCGATGCTGAGCGCGCTGGCAGTGCTCTTGAGCGCCTGCAGCAGCGCCTCGCCGCAGCTGAGCAACGCAGTCGTAACGCCGGCAATGCCATCACTGCCCAGCTCAGCGCGTCAGCCGAAGACGCCGCCCGAGTGCGAGCCGACGTGTTCGGCCGGATTGGAGAGGCTGCTCAACTCTATGCTGGAGTCGCCGACGAGCGAGGAATAGCTGGGTCTGCGTGCGAGAAAGCGTATGACGCAGTGAAGGGGAATTAGATTTGCCCGGACGGGCTGAGATAGGGGAAATTCCTTCCCCAAAACGCAAACGTAAGTGTTTGATTCTGTTGGCGCGGGAGATTGCGCAAAAGAGCTGGTTTTTGAGCGTTGAAAATTGCCGAAAGCCGCGCGGCACTAGGCGTTGAGCCTGATTCGTGCGGCGTCCCAGGCTTTGATTCCGTATAGGCACAACCGCTGATCGGGTTCGGACATGGGCGACTCTCCAAGGCTCCTGCAAAACTGGACGGCGGATTATGCCACGGCTTGCCTGCCGATGGTCGTGAAGCACGGGGTCAATGCCGGTATTGCCAGGCCCGTGACCGCGTGGTTGCACGCGGTTCAGCCTCGTCCGGCTGCACCCAGGGCCTGCTCGATGGCCCGCAAGTCCTGCGGGCGAACCACGCGTCCCAGCTCCTGGCCCTTGCTCAGCAGAATCAGCGTAGGCCACAACTTGACCCGGAACGAACGTCCCAGCGGCCGCCCCGGACCATCTTCAATCTTCAGATGGGTGATGCCTGACCGGTCCGCCAGCGCCTTGCCGATCAGCGGTTGGGCGGCGCGGCAGTGGCCGCACCAGGCCGTGCCGAACTCCAGCAGCACGGGGCCTTCCAGCGCGTCCACGTCAGCGCGGCTTGGTTCGATGTTCGCGTAGTGCTCGGTCATTTCCAC